TAACCGTGGTCGCAGTCAAAACAGCCGTAGTAATACAGCCATTTGAAGACATGAGAACCACATCACCAAAGTAAATACTGGTGCCGTGTGCCGTTTGGATCGGAATTTGCCGGGTTGAACCGGCAAAAACCTGTCCGCCCAGCAGATTGACGGGGATTAGCCCGTACGGTGCTGAAACAGTAGGATAAGCCATGTAAAACTCCTAAAAGTTGTTTAAATTATTTCTTGCCGCCGCCAAATGTAACCGTTGATTTGCTTTCTTTAAACAACGGCATACGCGGATCGTTTTCTTTCATCAGATTATTGTCTACTGCAAGCATTTGTGCTTTGGCCTCATTACGGAAGTATTCACTACGAGCATCCATTATTTCAACCGGAGCTTTGCAGAGCAATAATCCACCAATTTCTATATTTCCGGGAAACCTAGAATCGCGGTCTACCATGACATGCAGTTCAGGGTAGTCTTCCGTTTTGCACGGTTCCCAGCCTTCACGAAAACGTGCGGATACGTTGGCGTTATCCATCTTTCCAACAATACTGGTGCGAATCCAACGGTGCGCCCATCCATCACGCGGTGATACATCCGGCAGCGTTTGAGGGGGCTTCCAAGACTTTGCACGTTCAGTTACCGAACGATTTTGTGATTCACGACCTTGACGTAGTTCAGCCATTATTAGCTCCGTTTATAAATGATACTTGTTTGGCGTATTCCTCAAGAGGAACGTTTAAACGCTTCGCTATGGCAACTTGCGTCTGAGTTAGCGCAACTCTTTTACCCGTCGTGGTTCTTGTCACTGGGGCTACCACTGTTGCGGCGCGGTTCTGGCGGCTATTAACCGGTTTTTCATCACCCCAATCGTAATTGGGGAATGTTTGACGCATTGCTTTGTCAATTTCTTCATAATATTTAGTGGCATCCCGTTCAGGATGAATATTATTTGAAATCAATTCTTCGTGAACACCATACGCCAAGCTTGTCATGCGGCGATCTTTGCCAAACCATGAGTTTTTTCCAACCCAAGCTTGAGCTTTTTGATCGGGTGCTGGCGCTGTGTAAACGTCTTGAGGTTGTTTTACCTCATTTATTTCCTGCTGTAAAGGCGGCTCCTTGGTAATGGCATTTTCATGCCGGTATGTCGCCCTGTTTAAAGCTTCTTGCGCGTCAATAATAGTGTCTGAATCACCGCTCTCATAAGCAGTTTTATAATTCTGTTTGGCGCGTTCAAGATCACCTTCAGCCTTAGATTTCCAAGTTTCATGCAGCAAGGTTGCGTTAGAATTAGTCTTTTGAATCAAAACCTTATTCTGTTCCGTTACGCCCTGTGCATACCGTATAGCTTCATTCTGCTCACGGGTGGCCTGTTCTTTCGCCCTGCGTTCTTCGTGATAAGCCCTTTGTAGGGTGGCTATGCGCTTTTTAACCTTGTCAGAATATGAGGCTAGCTCCTCTTCCTTGGGTTCCGGGTCTTCGACCATGGGTTCGCGGTCGCGGTCTTCTGGCGGGATGTCATCTACAACCTCAATTTCAATCTTATCTTCAACGGCAGGTTCTTCTTTACCTACTTCTTGCATATACTCTTCGGCCATTTGCTTCTCCTTTAGGCGCGGCTATAACCGCGAGGGTCTTCTACAACTCCAAGAACATCATCGTCATTGATCATGCGGAATTCTTGGCCGTGAATGCGGAAACGAGTTCCTTTGTATGCACCAACCAAAACAAAGTCTCCTTTCTTGCACCATGCGCTTTTAAAACGTTCATCTTTATAAGCGTCATTACCAGTCTCAAGAACAAACCCAACAACGGTTGATACTTCTTCGCGCTGCATCGTCAGATCGGCTTTGACCAACCCCGATTCAAACTTGTCATCAGATTTCGGCAAGGCTAGAAGAATGTGATAACCAGACGGTTTGGGTAATTGAGTGGCAGACCGTTCGTCATCTTTAATCTCTTCTGCAATCTTGTTTGCTTCTTCAAACATCAATCGTTCTCCTTGTTGTATTCTTCCAGCGTATCCAAAAAGATACGTTCAGCAAAGGCAAGCCCAGCAATCTGGCCTGTTATGTACTTGTATTCTTCAAAGCTTTTGATACCACCCGTGGCTACAACATCAGCCAGTTCATTCATTTGGTTTCGCACTTGTTTTCTGAAGTGTTCTTCCAATGTTTTGCTGATCATTGTGTTTCCTTAAGTCAACCCCTGCTTTAAACCCCACTACTTTTTGATCTGATTCCAATTGCTGTTGGTGCTTTTTGTCAGCAGAACCAATATTGGCTCCCGCGATCTTCTCTTGAGATTCGATACGCAAACGTTCGCGGTCATCCTTGTTCTCTTCAATTTGAGTTTTAAGCGCCAACTGCGCTTTGTTGTATTGATCTTTTAGCTGAATTTCTTCACGCTTCAATTGAAGCTCTTGTTGCTGGGCCTGAATTGTCGGGTCTTGCTGCTGTTGCATTGCAGCTTCTTGGGCAGCTTTTTGGCTGTGCATTTGCAGGACTTGGGGTGCGGCTTCAGCAGACAGACGGCTTACCTTCAACTCAATTTCTTCGTCCATTTCTTCATCAGAATTTGGCAAAGAGACGCCCATTTGTTTCTCAATATCTACGCGATATTTAAACGCCATATGCTCCATCAGGTGGGCTTGCAAAGCCTGTTGGATAGTCACAGCCATAGGGTTCTGACCAATAATCTTTTGCATAGCGGGGTCTTGTGCTGCCGCCATATGAACCTGAATATGCGCGTCGTGATCCTGATAAAGAAAAGCTTTTACCGGCTTGGAATTCAACAGATTCATGTTTTCCGTTACAGGGTCTCTTGCTTTTATATTGTCTTTGTCGGGAACAATTAACTCTGCGTTCTTCATGCCCAATACACGCAAAGTCTCGCGGTGCAGCATGGGCAAGTCATAGAGTTGCGGAGCGGTAGCAGCTAATTGCATTGCCGCCTGATACTGCGCCATCCTCTGGACTGAGCTAGAGGCATTCGGGTCTGAGACGGGGATGATGTCGCAATGCTCATAGTCAGACTGCTTGACCATCCTGCCGCCATCAGTCTCGTAGCTATACTCTTCAGGCGCGTAGTCCCGAATAATCCCCTTGAGAAGTTTAAACTCCTTCTTCATGGCTGAATGGATACGCGCTTGAACGGCAGACATGACCTTCATCATGCGTTCAATGATTGCCAGAGTCGTTCCTACCGGAGCTTGTTGGTTCATATCCGCCACTTTCATATCGGCGGTAGAAGCCAAGCTACGCCCCTCGTCCACAACCTCTTTAAACAACATGAAGAGTGTGTTTGAGGGTTCTTTGTAGGGCAGATTCATGATGTTGTCCCGAATCGTGCCAGCCGGAACGTCAACATCCCTGAATTCGCCCGGAGATATCGGGGTATCGTCGCCTTTAATACGCAATCCACGGGCTTTTAAGCCGCCCGGAAGGTTTGCCAGCGTTCCAGCATCTACCAGTTGGCGCAGAATGGAAGTTGCACCCTTGGCATAGCCGCCCAAAATGTGAACATAACCAAAACCATACGCACCAAAGCCCGGAATGAAGGTGTATTGAACGAAGTGATCCCGTTTTGCCTTGGTTTTGTCATCTTCCTTCCAATTACGGTAAACGGAAAATATGTTCCCCATACTGTCCAGAGTAACTACATAAGGAAGCTCAATCCCAGTGGGTTCGCCATCGACTTCGTCTTCAAAACCCTGAATATCCAACTCAATATGGCACTCATAGAGCGTATAGCGGTCATCTTCAAGCGAGTTTGTGCCTGAAAGCTTCTGCTTTTTCTTCTCAATATCGTTTTCTTCAGGCGGGGATTTGGTTAGGGTCTGGTCAATATAGAAACCGGCTTGCATCAGCTTCTGTATTTCGTTCTCACTCTTACGCATAACCTGCGTAATACGCGGACAACTGCTTAATTCAGTGCAGCCGTAGGGCAGATAAACGTCTTCTGCCGGAACATACATCGAAACCTGACGATCCAAGGAAGGATCGAAGTAGACTTTCTTAAAGGCAGAGCCGCAGAAGCCAAGGTTCCACAACATACGCTCATGTTCGGGGCGGTATTCGGACATGTTCTCCGTCAACTGCCAGTTCATGTCATCCTTAACCCGTTCTGCCGCCTCTTCTTTTTCTTTATTTGTCTTACCAATGACTTTGGTGTGAACGGGGCCAGAAGCGGGGAACGTCTCAAGAATCATTTCTGATTGAAACTTAATTACCGCCTCAGACATGATGCTGTGGAAAACGCCACAAGCACCTTTCCACGGTTCTGTGCGGTCTTCCATCCGCATACCCAACAGTTCCATACCATCTGTAACTGTTTTCTCCCAATCCCGCCTTGAAGTCTTATCAATCTTGATGTCATCCATAATGGATGAGGCCATCGTCTGGAGGATGTTTGAGGGGATCGTTTCAGCCAAGTTCTGTTTAAACTCTCCGTCTTCAATCTCTATTTCAACAATCGTAAGTTCTTCTGTCGGCAGTTCAATTTCAACTGCTGGTGAGTTGTTGATTTCATCCAAAGTGATGGGTCTGAGAGACTTTTCCATTTTTCGCCTTAGTAGTAAGCCTTAACCCTGCGCGGTTTTGGTTCTTCATAATCATCGGAGGCAATACGAATAAATCCTCCCTGACGGTAGCGCAGCAATGCCTGACTCATTGAATCCACCAAGTCATCATGTTCGCCATTTGGAAAATCAGCAGTTTCCTCAATAAGCTCCCGCGCCCACCGTGTGTCTGGACACCATATTACTCCAGAGGCGAAAAGATCAGCTATAGCGTTTACACGGGCTATCTTATCGTTGCCTTTAGAGGGGACAAACTCTTGTACCGGTATGCCCATCTGTCTTAGCTCTGATATCAATGGTTGCCCTGAAGCCTTGGCCTCAACTATAAGTGTGTCAGGATTAAACTCTTTATAGTGTTTAAACGCAACCTCTTTAAGTTCTGGAAACTCCATCTTCTCTTTAAAGCTGTCTAGCAGTATTACATTAGGTAGTAGCTTCCCAGTCCTATCGTTATCTTCTCTGTAGAAGACACCCCAAGTTGTGCAAGCGGAATAGTCAGACCGTTCGTTCTTTGTAAAAGCGGTATCCCAAGACTGGATAATGAATTCACAGTTGGGTGGTTTGTCTTCTTCCCACATCTGCCACCACTCCCGCTTTATTAAAGCGGACTCAGAAGACGTAGGTTCTTGCTGGTATTGCGCCGCCCAAAATCTTGGAAAGATTGTCTCTCTGGTTAACTCCAACTCTTCCAAGCTCCAGAACTCAGGCCACAGAGGTAAGCCTGAAGGCAGGATTGCAGGAAACTCAATCACTTCCCACTGGTCTGCTCCGGGGTTCTTGGCCGCATAATCCAATAACTTGCCGGTCAAATCCCTCTTGCCCCAGCGAGTCATGATCAAAAGAATGGCTGCTCCCGGCTGCAAACGCTGCCTTGGGCCAGTCATATACCAATCGTAAACCCCTTCAAATGCTTCAGGGTTCAGGTTCTTACCGTCTTGCTCTGAGTGGGGATCATCTATAACAACCAAGTCACCGCCATAACCAGCCACAGCGCCACCGACACCTACCGCAAAATATGAACCACCCTTATTAGTAGCCCATTTACCTGCGGCTTGAGAGTCAGCTTGTAATGCTATGTTGGGAAAAACGGCTGCAAATTGAGGCGAAGCCAAAAGGTTTCTTACCTTACGTCCAAACTCCAAAGCCTTATCCGCTGTATGAGAGGATTGAATGATCTTCTTATGTGGAAACTTACCCATAAACCAAGCGGGTAACAAATAGCTCCCAAACTCAGACTTGGTATGTCTAGGCGGCATATTAATGATCAACCTCTTAATCTTGCCAGAGGCAATACCCTCAAACTTTTCCGCCATAATCTGATGGTGTCTCCCAAAGATAAAAGACTCACCCCACATCAGCCTGACAAATTCCATGAAGTTCACAGAAGCCTTAGTCTCCTGCTCCACCTTCTTATATGCTTCCAAGAGCTTGAAAAGCTCCTCCTTCTCGTTGGCAGTCATCTGCCCCAACAGAGGGGTTATCTTAGAGAAGTCTGTCATACCTCACCCCACTAGGCTTCATAGTCCTCTTCTTATTCTTTTCCTTATCCAACACGCCAAGACTAGCCAGCCTATCCACTATTCGTAGAATATTGTTCCTAGACTTCAACCCCAATCCTTGGGCTATGTCCAAACATGATGGTGAATAGCCATACTGTTTCCAGAAGAATCTCACATATAAATACACATCCCTTTGTCGCGGGGTCATAGGATTAGGCAACCCTTTAGTAATAAGTTTGCCACCCCCTTTCGTAATGCTACGGGGGGTGGGGGTAGTGAAGCGGAAAGTGATCAAGGGGGGGGGCTTTAAATTTTGCTAATAAAATGTTTGGGACATACTGTCAAATCGTCGCGCTACGCGCCAATCTGGGCGGGGGTGGTGCCTCCCCAGTGGGGGCGGCGTTACCAGTTCCATCCTCCGTTTCCCCTTCTGAATCAATGGGTTGCGCTATGCTGTTTAAACATTCCCCTTCGTTTAAACCGTCTACGCCTCCGTCCGCGATGACATCATCCAGTATGGTGCCGACATCATCTGCGCCGTTTAAACCGTTCACGCTGTTTAAACCGCTGTCGTGTTCGATTGTCCTCCCCTGTATCGCGTCAATCATCTGCTGGATTCGGCTGGCTATTGCATCGGCCCCGCCTATCACGCTGATCTCCGCTCTGTCGGTAAACATGTTCGCCGTTTTGCCGAGCAGAGCCAGTGCTTGGATTCTTGCGCTGTCACCTGCCGCAGTACTTTCCACAATCAACCGGTCTAGTACATAGTCACGGCGCTGGGCAACGGTCATCAGGCTACCCTTGAGGGCGGCAGCGGTCACGGCTTCGATGGCATTGCGAACCGCTGGTGATTTGCTTTCTAGTTCAGCGCCACGCTGTTGTGGATTGCTTACTGTGGTCATGGTCTTTGACCATGCTTTCGCCTGTGAATCTCCGCTTGCCCTTGCCATTACATATCCCTTGTGCCGACCTTGGACACGCCCCATTGCATCCTTCAAGGTGTTCGCCTCTTGCTGTATCACCTGCCTTTGAATGCGTCGTGCTGCCGCGCTTCGCGCAACACCCTGCGAAATTGGACCTGCTGCGGTCTTTTTACGGTCATCCATGTGCCAAGCATAGCGCCAGCCGCCCCTTGTAGCAAGTATTCCAGAATACTATGTTCAATTAATACAATCAGTTACAAGGAAAAGGCTTCAAAACCAAAAGCTGGGCTACCCCTGTGCCAGACCATCATTTTAAATCGCTTAGATCGCGTCCTATCAAGCCTAATTTTTACC